AATTTTAGATCCATCTGCTAGTCTTTGTGTACCCGCTGTATTAACAGCACTAGGTGCATAAGAAGTTGTTGAGTCAATATTTTCTTGATCAGAAAATCTTATAAACATTTCATCTCTTGATGATTTAGTTCCAATTGTAGTTTCTGTTCCAAAAAATATTAAGTGTCTATCGGGTGTAGATACCAAACTAAAAGCTGATGATGTTGGAGCATTAGGAAGTAAAGTTGCTCTTGTGCTGTTTGCTGTTATAGGATCTGAGTCCCATTCAAATGTTTCTCCACCTGATATAGTTGCAATAAGTTTGTTACCAAAATTATCTAATGACCATAGCCCAGGTGCTGTAACAATATCTCCTGATGCTGCAGCGTTCCATGAAAAAAAGTTTGATGCATCTGTAACAGTTGCACCAGATGAGTGTATTGCTGCCGTGGTTCCTGCTGCACCTCTAGTTAATCCAGATAATGTACCACTACTATTTCCAGTGTAAGTAATTAGTTCAGAACCAATCTGTACTGTACCTGAAGATGGAAATGATGTTGAACTTGCCATAGTTAATGAAGTTATCGATGCATTAATTCCTGATGATAGCGTTGATGTAAATTGTCCTTGTTGTACACCACCCCATGATCCAAGACCCCAACCTGTTGTTGCAACTTCTACTGCAGGTCCAACAGAATAATAAAGTTTTACTCTGATACCACCAGATGTACTTGCACCTGATCCTGATTCATTAGATGCCATTGTTACAGTTAATGTAGTTGTTGTTGGTACACTTGTAATTTGAAATTTGTTGTCTTCAAAATTAGTTGAGTTAAAACCAGAGTTAGTAATACTAGTAAAATTATCTAATAATATAATATCACCTTTGTCTGCATTGTGCGCTGATGCAAAAGTTATTGTAACTGTTGGCTGACCTTGAGTAGTGCTAAATGCATTTGTTAAAGTTGTTGTAGTTTTAATTGGGTGTATGTCATAAAAAATACCCCCAGAGTATGCGTACAATATTCTATTAGTACCTAATGCTGCATATTTAATACCACTAGCATTTACAAAATGGTGTAGTGCTGTGTTACGTCCTGTAATATCTACTGAACCTAGTTGTGCCCAACCTCCTATTTTTTCTGGAGTGCCATATCTAAATCTAACATTATCACCATTAACCCATTGGCCTTCGCCTCCGGTTGATGTAACTTGTTTGTTAAATCCTGGCTGAAAATTTACTTTTTGTAACATATAAAAAACCTTTTAATAAAAAGGCAGGAGAGTATGTGGTGGAATCTCCCGCCATATTATTATATACAATATTATTTAGGTATTTTAAAGCCTTTATACCAAGCAGGCAACCCTAAAAATGGTCTTTTATCATATAGATTTTCTTTTGCAGTTTTAGATGAGGATTTGTTATAGTGTAAAAATACCTGTCCACAGTCCTTACCTCTAAATTCTTCTCGCCAATGTTCTAATTCACAACCAGAATATATAAGCATATCTCCAGGTTTGAGGTCGACTTTAATTCCAGCCTGACCTTTCTTACCTGTTGGATCTAGATAAATTGACCATGGATCACCACCTAGATTTAATGTTGTTGATATTTCACAAGAGTATCTATCTTTATGTCTAGCTAAGACATCTCCTTTTTTATAAATTCTTGCATAAGAATATGTAGGACTTAATTTTAAGGTAGTATGTTTTTCCATAACAGGTTTAACTTGTTCTAATAAAGTTTCCATTGCAATGTCACTATAATGTGAATAGGTATTTGGAACTTGTTCATCATTCCACACACCAAAGTATTCTGTAAAAGGTGAAATGTATTTTTGATCAAGTAAAAATCTTGCTGTTTTTCTTTTATTTAAAAAGTATTGGTATACGAATTTTGCTAACTCAGGAGAGATAGCTGATTTTAAAACGGTATATTTATTTTTTTTAAACGACATTTTTTCCTTTTAATTTAATTTTAATTTGTTTATTTTTAATTAATGTTTTAATTAAATCTGGTTTATTTGTTTTAGAGTGTCCGTTTAAAATAGAATCTATAAAAGCTTTTTTCATATCTTTAAATTTATTTAACATTTAACACTCCTTTTGGTATTGCTTGACAGTTCCAATGTATAAACCTAAAGGGTTCAGTACCCATATCAACACTGTATTGATGTGGCATGTACGAAGGAAAAAATATAATTCGACCTGGTTCTGCCTTATAATGAACAGCTGAACTTGCATAAGTTATTTTTGATTTATCTGCTTCTGGTAAAAGATTCATTAAATTACCTGCTCTTGGATCCTCAAACAAAGGTATGGATGTTTTATCACTAGCTTTTAAAAAATAAAAACCAGAAATATGCCCATTCCAATGTGTGTGTAATGTATGGTGCCCACCTCCATTTTTAGCAAATTCTTGCACCCACATTTCTGTAGTAAATAAACTGTGATTAGATATATCAAAACCCATTTCAATTAATAAATTATTAGAAGTTGCACCAATATAATCTTGTAATTGTTTAAATGCAGGATCCCCTATTAAAGATGTTGAATGATAGACACTACCTAAATCACCTTTAGTTTTATTTGTCTTGTTACGTTTATCTATATCTGGTTGTAGATTTTTTTTAGCTTGAGTAATATATTTGTCAGATGCTTTGTTTAAATCATTAACAAATTTAGGTTCATCAGCAAACCATATAGGACATTTAAAATAATCTTCTCTATTTAATTGTTTAGGGTAGCTGGGTTTTTTTATTTTTTTCTTTTTCATATTTCTCCTATTTATATGGCCATCCTAAATTCCAAATAACCAAACTGTTTCTTTCTCCACTTTTTACAGGACATACTCTATGCCATACAAAACCAGGAAATACAACTAAAGAACCCTTAGGTAATATCTCAGTGCATTTGTGTATGTTAGGTTTTTTATCAGGATCTTGATTTCTAAAATCAAACTCTAGTTCACCGCCTTTATATTTTTTTGGATCTGTTAAAGTAACAGTTACAGATAATTTTCTAATCTTACCATGAGATGGATCGTTTGCGCTTTCTCTTTGATAAGGTTGATCCCAACCATCACAATGCCAATCATAAAATTGACCTTTAGTATATTTTGTAAATTGACAAGACTCAGAATGATCCCATTGAAAATTCCAACCTGCACTTTGATTTGCTGTATGAATGTATGGGTGTATCTCTTTATATATCCATCTATCATTCATCCAAACAATATCTGAATTTCTTTTCTTTTTTAAATCTTTTGTTTGTTTTTTATTTAAATTTTTAACATCCCCAAACCCACCAGTAACTGCCATTTGATCTTGCAGTTGTTTTCCATAACGAACAATATCATCACAGACACGTTCTGGAATTGCTGATTTAAAATACCAATAATAGTTTGTTAAATTCATATTCTTTCTTTTACCACCATAAAAATAATATATTTTATTATTTAGAAATTGTCAATGTACCAGAAGCAGTAAATTTAATTATCTTATCCCCACCTGGGTGAGTAGATAATGTTCTTGCAGGTGTAGGACTACCAGCAAAAGTAACCGCACTTGGTCCTCTGACTACAACGATACCTGAACCACCATTAGCACCATCACCTCCTCGTGATCCTCCACCACTTCCAGCTCCACCACCACCACCAGTGTTAGCTGTTCCTGCAGTTCCAATAGGTACAGGTGAATTAGCTCCAGGTGCGTCACCACCTTTTCCACCGCCGCCAGATCCACCTGGACTACCAACTCCGTCACCACCACTACCGCCACCACCAGCGTATGTTGTATCTGGACCTAAAATTGTATTTGGTGCACCTGCTCCTCCAGCTCCTCCACCAACGGGTGGACTACCTGAAGCATTTGAACCAGTAGTACCAGCAGCCGTAGCTCCACCGCCACCGCCACCATAAAATTGACCTCCTGGTTGACCTGCTCCTCCAGCAGAACCTTGTGAAGGATCTGTAGGAGGCGTATTACCAGCACCACCAGCATTAGCAGTACATCCTTGTCCTGCTCCACCACCACCTGATCCACCAGCTACACCTACTGCAACAGGAGTATTACCACCAAGGGTACCACCTCCGCCACCACCAGCAGATGTTATTGTTGAAAAAATTGAATCGTTACCAGGAGCTCCACTACCTGTATCTCCACCCCCTGTGCCCCCACCACCTGCACCAACTGTAATTGAAAAAGAACCTATTGTTACATTAGATAAATCTGATGCTTGTAAAGGACTTGGACCATAACCAGCAGTTCTATAACCACCAGCTCCACCGCCTCCACCAAGGCCTCCACCGCCACCTGCACCACCAGCTACTACTAAATATTCTATATCTACACCTAACAATACACTTCCATCAGGCCATGTTCCTTGACTCTGTGCTGCAAATTGACTTCTTAAATTCCATACACCACTTGCTTTGTTTAATTCTTTTACGACAACTCTGCCTGATCCACCATTACCACCAGCAGATTTTGTTCCTGATACACCACAATCACCGTGGCCACCGCCACCGCCACCACCTTTATTGGCATCTGCGTTTGCTCCAGCATTTGCTACTCCCGCACCACCAACACCACCGCCACCTGGACCTGCAGCACCTGCTCCTTGACCAGAACTAGCTTCCCAACCAGCACCACCACCGCCACCGCCGTGTAAAGTACAATCAACTGGACTTGTCCATCCAGCACCTCCAGCACCACCAACATTTTCTCCTGGAGAAGGACCTCCAGCAGCTCCTGCACCGCCACCACCTCCGCCACCTCTTGGTGAAGGAGTTCCTCCAGCATTAGCTTGATTGGCACCTGAAACACCTGAATATTTACTTCCTGCACAAGGAGGATTAAAGTGAGTTGGTGCTCCTGTAGCTGTTTTACCAAAACCTGTTGAATTAACTCCTGCTACACCACCTGCAGCGGGATATGATATAGGATTTGTTGGGTGTGCTCCACCACTTCCACCGCCACCAACAACCATTGCATACTGTGTAGAACCACATACATTTATATCTTCACATATATAACCACCAGCACCGCCACCACCACCTCCATGAGAAACGTGTCCTGTATTACCACCAGCTCCTCCTGCTAAAATTTTAGCACGAACAGCTCTAGTGTTTGCTTGCGTACAGATATTTCCGTTAGATGTAAATGAAGTAACTTTACACTTCCCAAAAGAAGTTATGTTTCTTTTACCGATTAATCCGCCATTGGTTCTTGCCATTTAAAGTCCCCTATTCGGAAACCCAAGCTGAACCGTTCCAATTGTGAACTGTCGGTGTTTCCGCGTCGTCGTTTGATTTAGTAGCTTCCCAACCTGTATCGTTGTCAGCGTTGTATTTTGTTTCATTCCAAACAATAAAATAATGCCATGAAGGTGTTTCTTCACCATCATCTACAACTGATGGATAAGTAATTGGTGCTTGCCAATCATCACTTGAATCAAGTGCCCATGAAGCATAAGGTTGCACTCCTAAAAATTTATTTTTTGATGCATCATAAACCATGCCTATACCTGCATATTGTTTTCTAAAATTATGATTATAAGAAGTTTGTTTAAAATTTGTATCTGGTAGATTAAAAAAATTTTTACACCATGTTTCACCATCAACATGTTCATCTGAAGGTACTTCATCATTTGCTACAACTGTAACTTGTTTAACAATTAAATGTGTATCAGATGTAAAACCTGTTGGATCTGTTTTTGATTCTAATTCTGCAAAATGTGCCATATTTATTCTCCTTAAAAGTTTAGTTATATTTTAATTTTAACTTATAGTCAATGTTCCTGATGCTGTAAATTTCACTAATTGTTCTCCATCTGGATGATTAGATAACGCTCTTGCAGGCGTTGGACTTGCTGCTACAGCATATGCTATTGGAATTTTTACAATTACAATACCTGGACCACCATTTCTACCTGGATTACTTTGATCAGAACCACCTCCACCACCACCAGTGTTTACTGCTCCTACTGTACCAGTAGGTCCTGCGGGAGATGGTCCTGGTGCTGGTCCACCGCCTATTCCTCCACCGCCTGCACCAGCTGCACCACCTGCTCCACAATTAGCATCAACTGCACCACCTCCACCACCAGCATAAGATGTGTCGGGTCCTAAAATTGTATTAGGTGCTCCTGCACCACCTGCACCACCAGCTTCACTATCAGCAGCACCACCTGCACCAGAACCTCCAGCAGCAGTTGCACCACCTCCACCACCACCGCCACCAAAACCTGCTGCACAGTTTGTTCCACCTGAATTACCTTGGGAAGGATCAGTAGGAGGAGTATTACCTGCTCCTGCAGCAGCTCCATTAGCATCTCTACCAGCTCCACCTCCAGAACCACCAGCACGACCTGCGCTAGCATTAGCTCCACCACCTCCGCCACCAGTAGAAGTTATTGTTGAAAAAGTTGAATTACCACCATCATTACCACCGCCTCCTCCACCTCCACCAACTGTTATTGTATAAACACCTGCAGATACACTTAATGCTGATCCTCTTAATGGACTTGGTCCAAAACCTGATGCACGATAACCTCCAGCACCTCCACCTCCACCGCAACTACCACCACCGCCACCACCAGCAACGATTAAATAATTTATTGATGCATTTGCTCTTGTTATCCATTCTGAATTTTTTACTTGATCGAAATGATCATTAATACTCCACACACCTGATGCACATTTTGCAGCTGTTTCTTTTATAATAACTACACCTGAGCCAGCTGCATGTTCTCCATTACCAGCACACGCTCTTGCTCCACCACCACCACCAGTGTTAACACCTCCCACAGTTGCTACAACTCCACCTCTTACACCTCCAAGACCTCCACCACCTGGTGCAGCACTTGCTCTTGAACCACCTGGGGTACTAGCTCCACCGCCACCCCCTCCGTAAACCACACAAGATCCTGTAATATCATTTGTTGTACCTGCTCCACCAGCTGCACCACATTGTGCGGATCCATCTGCACCGACTGCACCACTACCACCGCCACCGCCACCACCAGCTCCGCCAGTTGCAACAGATGATCCTGCTCCATCACCACCATCATTACCTTGAGCGGGACTTGTAGGAGGAGTATTTCCTGATCCACCAACACCATTTGAACAACTACCCCCAGAACCTCCACCACCAGAAGCACCATTTGCTCCAATTTCATTTGTACCACAATCTACAAAGTGTCCTGCTCCACCACCACCACCATTAGATGTCAAGGAACCTGCTATAAGTGAATTTGAACCAGTAGAACCTTTCTCTCTGAAACCATCTCCACCAGCACCACCACCTCCAACTGTAACTGATACTGCAACGTTAGGCATTGCAACACAAGTGGTTGTTCTATAACCACCAGCTCCACCTCCACCAGATGCTGCTCCACCACCACAACCTCCACCGCCACCACCAGCTACTATTATTACTTCGTTTATAGTTGAGGTACAGTTTTTCTTTTTAAAATTTCCGTTTGCTGTAAATGATGTAACTTTAGTAGATGATGTACATACTACTCTTACAGGTCCAATAATTCCGCCATTTGCCATAGCTAATTATCTCCTATGCGTCGTCTAGAACTTCAAATGATAAAAAACAATCTAAATCAGATGCTGCACTAGCTCCACCTTTTAATATGTCACCTTCCATTAAATAGATAGGATTTTCTAAAAGACTTAAAGTTGCGTCTGCGGGAACTGAAATTGTTTTTGCTAAATAAACAGTTGCATCCGCACCTGTTGTTACAGCACCAGTTGTACCACCACCTGTACCTGTGCCCAATCCATCTACAAATATATCAACAGTAGCTGCATTAGTTCCATCAACATTTGCAATAATTATTGAATTTAATTTTACTATTTTCTCAGCTGATACAGTTAATAAAGTAGCTGTTGCTGTATTTGTTAAATTAAAACCTGCGTTACCTCCAAGGATGGATGTTACGCTTACTATGTCTGGATTTGCCATAAATTTTTGTTCCTTTTATTATATTTTTATCCGAAAACTATTGCAAATGCAATAGCTTTTCCTGCTGATATTCCTGCAGCTGGTGTTTCAAACGCAGGGGGACTTCCTGCACCAGTTGAGGTAAGTACCTGGCCATCGGACCCCGTAGCAATAGCAACTGGATCTCCACTTGCATCAAAACTAATG